CAATAGACTCTAATTTAAGCTCTTCAAACTTCCTCAGGTGTTTTAATTTGCGTACTTGCTTTTCTGGTGGAACTGGTCTTTTCTTCCTAACACCCTGTTTAGCCTTCTTGCTTTGATGATATGCGTCTAATTCTGCTGTAATCGCCGCACAGTAGTTGATCATGTTCTTGAGCTGGGTCTTAGTATAACAACTATATGCTTCGCTTAAATCGGCGTCTGTGCCAGCGACAGCCTCACTAAACTCTTCTTGCTCCTTTGTCCAATGATCTTTGAGTATGGAAATATGCTGAGCCATTATATTATAACTGGCTAGTATCTGTTGTATGCCTTGTGGCTTTTCACTTGCTTTCATCGGACCTTGAACATACTCGTCCCATAACCCATCAATTTCTCCGCCTGCCTTATGTGTCTTCTCTATCATTATTTCTTGTATATTAAGACGTTTAGGTTTCTCTTTAAGATCTTCAGGCGTTGCAGTTTTTTTATGATTTTTTATTGCCTCTTCTGTACGCTCTATAATAAATGTTGACTCTTTCTCAGTTAGCTCTAATCCAATAATTGCTAACCTTGAATACCAACCACAGGTTTGAGGTACCCATGTATCTTTAATCTTATTAAACTCAGATATTAAAGATTTTTTGTTTTGTTGTTCCAACCATTCTACCATCCACTTCCTGGCTGTTTTTTTATCTTGTGTATAGTTATACCAATTAACTCGTTTGCTAACTTCGCTTGCTCGTTTTTCTGGAGTAGGTTGCTTGTCGTCAAATAATTGTTCTTCGCCGTATACCTTTTTATCTTCTACCGATAGTTTTGCTAATTTTATCTTCAAAGTAACGCTCCCATAGTTATCATCTTGTTAATATCTGCTATCATTGTATTTGTTTCTTCTAACTTAGTTAAAAACTTCCCTGTTGGTCTGTGATATCTGCGGCATTGAATCTCTTCAATGCTTAATTTACCTACGCATGTATCTGTATTTTTTAACATTATATATAAGTCTTTTTGAATTTTATAGTCTAAATGGTTAATTTTTTGCTCTAATTGCACTCTTAGCTCTTGCCATTCCAGTGATGTCTGTATTTTATCCATTTAGTCAGTGTATATGAATATTTTTTAAAGTAAAGCTATTATACAGTCTTTTGGATATATTGTCAAGATGCTCAAAGACGATAAATAATACAAAATAGGAAACATTAATGCCAAGACTAAGTTTATACAGACCAAATAAAACAAACGACTATAAGTTCTTAGATAACACAATCCGAGAAATGTATACTGTGGGCGGGCTAGATTTATACGTACACAAATATTTAGGACCTAAAACAGTAGGTGATTCAGCTGTTAGAGATAACGGTGATGCAACCAGGCCTGTCTACGATGAATCAAACCCATTGTTTATTGAAGATGTTTTATTCTTAGAAAATAGAGATCGCGAATACGACGACAGCATTTATGTCATGCGTGGTGTCTATAATGCACAAGACATTGACTTTGATCTTACTCAGTTTGGATTGTTCTTAAATGGTGATACTGTATTTGTAACATTCCATTATAACGATATGGTTGATACGCTAGAACGTAAATTAATGGCCGGCGACGTTCTTGAATTTCCTAACTTAAAAGATTTTCATCCGCTAGATACATCGGGTCCTAAAGCGTTACCAAGATATTATGTAGTTCAGGATGCGTCATTTGCTAGTGAAGGATTTAGCCAAACATGGCAACCTCACTTATGGCGTGTTAAACTAACACCACTTACTGCAAGTCAAGAATACAATGATATACTCAACAAACCAATGGATGAAGATAATCCATCAGCAGGAACCATTGAAGACTTTGTAAGTCAAAAGAAAAAGAATTTAGAAATTAACGATAATATATTACAACAAGCAGAAGTTGAAGTTCCACTAAGTGGTTATGACAACTCAGGATTCTATGTTGTTCCTACTAAAAATGACGAGCCAATTAATCATGAAGATGTTGCTGACGGTGACAGCACTGAAACTCCAGGTGTATCTGCACAAGCAGATGGTTACTTAGTAGGGTATTTAACAGGTAATAATATACCACCAAACGGCAAGCCTGTAACATCAGGAGTATCATTTCCAGGTAGTCCCGACGATGGTGATTACGCACTAAGGCTAGATTACTTTCCAAATAGACTATTCCGGTACGACGGTGTTAGATGGGTTAAAATTGAAGATGGTGTCAGAACTGATATTACTCCAGGTAATGATAATAAAACACAACGTAGCCAGTTCGTTAACAATACTGAAACAATTAGTACAACAGATAGAGGTGATATTTCAAGTCGACAATCACTTAGTGACTTGCTTAAACCCAAGAAGGATAATTAATGGCTTTACAACAGTTCTTTTATGACGAACAAATAAGAAGATTCTTATTACAATTTACAAGAATTTTTTCAAACTTTCAAGTCGAGTACGGCAGAGACGACTCTGGTGCACCTACTTATACTAGGATACCTGTACGTTACGGTGATGCTAGCAAGCAGGCCTCTGTTATTATGTCTGACAACTCAGCAAACAAAATACCCAATTCACCTTTAATGACATTTTACATTACTAATCTTGACTATGCTAGAGATAGAATGCAAGACCCAAGTTTTGTAGATAAGAAAACATTTAGGCAACGCACCTGGGACGATACTACACAATCATACGAAGCTACGCAAGGAAATGCGTTTACAGTAGAACGTTTAATGCCAGTACCGTATAACTTAACAATTAATTTAGATATATGGACTACAAACACTACAATGAAACTACAGGTGTTAGAACAAGTTCTAACTTTGTTTAATCCAAGTTTAGAAATACAATCAACAGATAACTACGTTGACTGGACATCATTGAGTGTCGTAGAACTAACTGGAACTAATTGGAGTTCACGCTCAATACCACAGGGTACAGAGGCAAACATTGACATTACTACACTAACATTTAGTTTACCAATTTTCATATCACCTCCAGCAAGAGTTACTAAAATGGGTGTTATCCATAAAATTATTTCTAGTGTATTTGATGCTGATGGCGACGCTAACGAAGCATTATTAAATGATGACTTACTGTTAGGTACAAGACAAAAAATTACACCGTTTGGTTATCAAGTTGCTTTAATAGGTAATCAACTACAGTTATTAAAACACAACCAAATAGAAGAAAATGAAGGAACACTAAATCCTGCAGAAGGACAAGCAAGTAGTATATTTTGGAAGAGTTTAATAGACGTATACGGTGAATTACGTGCTGGTATTAGTCAAGTTAGATTAGCAATACCCGGAACTACATCAGAAGTAGTAGGTACAGTTGCTTATCATCCAGCAGATGACCATTACCTACTTTTCACAGTTGATGCAGATAGTATTCCCACAAATACCTTAACAGCAGTAACCGCAGTTATTAATCCTTTAGATAGCGGACCTGGTACCGGGTTAGCTTCGGCCACTACAGGCCAACGTTATCTACTATTAGATGCAATAGGAGATGCAGACAACACAGACGCTTCGGATGCGTGGGGTAGTGTAGTTGCTTCTGCTAACGATATCATCGAATATGATGGTTCTAATTGGACAGTTTCTTTCGACGCTAGTGCAAACAGTACTAAACAATATGTAAGTAATTTAACAACAAGTATTCAGTATAAATGGGATGGTACTTCTTGGACTAAGAGTTACCAAGGTTTATACGAAGGCGGCGAATGGAGTCTTGTACTATAAATGCTGTAGGCATTTGGCTTTACAGTAAATCAACAAACAGATATCTTTATCTATTAAGAAATGACCCAAAGCACCCTGGCGCTTGGGGACTACCTGGTGGCAAAGTAGAAAAAAATGAAAGTTTACTTGATGCTATCCAACGAGAATGCCAAGAAGAATTAGGTAGTTATCCAGGTGTAGAAAGATTAATTCCAATAGAGCATTTTACATCACCAGATAACAAGTTTATCTACCATACATTTTTTGGATTATTAGAAGAAGAATTTATTCCTGTGCTTAACAATGAGCACTACGGTTACACATGGGTAGACTCGGGAGAAATACCTAAACCTTTACACCCAGGATTCTTTGCTACTATTAATATAGATGAAATTCAAAGTAAAGTTAAAATCATTCAATCTAATATTACTTAACGATTACTGTACGTCGCAGTAACTAATCCATTCTGGATAAGACATAGATTTAAAGTTCGGGCATTCTTTCCACTCGTTGTAGATAGATTCACCGTTGCTAACATGATAAAAATCTACACCCAAGTAAGTTGTCATTAACTGTTTCATTTGATTTCGGATTTTATGATCCTCAATAGTTCTATGCTTATCTGGATCATCACTAGAAACATAAATGTTATTGTTGTAACCATCACACTGTTGTCCATCAAACCCTAGTAAAAACACTTCTTTGTGTCCATCAAAACATGCTAACCAGGCCGCAACAGTAGCAGTACGTCCTCGCATTGATTGTGGTACTAAAAAGAATTCTCCAGGTGTTAATAAACATTGTTTTGCTGATGTGTAAACTGTTGCTCGGCTTGTGTAGCCTAACTCAACACATTCTTTTAGTTTTTTCTCATCAAACGAAACAAAGAAATCTAATTGCATTTCTTTATGAAGTTGACCTGTTCCGTATGTCTGAAGTTTTTTGCGGCCTAGCAATCCGCCTCTATGTCGCTGTAGTCTCGAAACGTCAAATGTTTTTCTAGATTCGCCACTAGCTATAATAGCGGCTCTACCTGATATATGCTGATTCTCGATTGGGTTATCGACCCATTCTTTTTCAGTTACACGTTTTCCGTTTTGAATAGAAGTGTTAAGAACAACATATTCACCGTCATAATCTTTACGGTAAATTTCTTGCATGTTAGAGTCTGCCTACCGCTACTTCGATGGTTCCTGCGTCGTCCGTGTTCTTTGCTTCAAGTGCTTTACCAATAATTGATCCAGGAACATATTCACCGTTGCGTGCTTCTGCATGTCCTGGTGTTGCACTTGTTACTAATAGATCACCTCTGTTGACTTGACCAACAACTTTACATGGAACACGACCTAATAGAGCAATGTCTTGTCCGTCAATTGATTGGTTCATTTTAACAGCAGGGTCTGTTGAAATAATACCTAGTACTGCATGATCGTTTGATTTTGTACATTCAGTTGTTTCACTATCACCACCAATAACAACGACAGTACCTGGTTCATAAATTTTGTCAGTAGTGTAACGCTCAGCAACGTCAGCGTATTGTGCTGATGTTGATTTAGCATGGACTGTGTTAAATCCTACACTAGAATTACCAATATTCCCTACACCATCACTTTGGCCATTTAACAGATCAGCATATACAGTGTATCCTGGAATTTCAAATCCGCCAGCTGTGGAACCATCGTGTATACGAACAATATCGCGATCAGTGTCTACAGTAAGTTCCCCTACTGCACCAGTAAACGAGTTATTCTGTGATGTTGTTCCTCTTCTAAATTGTACTTGTTTTGCCACGTTTGAATTCCTTTATTATATTAGTATTTATCACTAACTGATTATTGCAAGATCTTGAACTCGTCGCCAATTAGTTCCATCACTAAACGCTAAAGTAGCCCCGTTAGTTTCGTCACTAACATATATAATTTGTGCTACTGCACTAGTAGCAGTTGGCACTGTACTAACTGTGTATGCTGGAATGCTTAGTTGGCTAGCTGTAATTGCTGTAGCAAAAACACCTAAATTATATGTTGCTGTAGCTGGTGTATCTGTTACTAGTCCTAAGTCTTCTTCACTAGTACTCCTGTCGGTAATTAAACCTAAATCCTGATTATCCACACCATCAAAGTGAGTTGTACTAGAAGCATCAGCAACAGTTGTTCCGCCTAATGCAAATGTTTTAAAAACGTTATCAAATCTAAATCCTCGTGAACGTTTTGAATATGAGGTGAACCAAGCCATTAGTTAGTAATCTCCATTGTTTTTACCACTGCCATCCATTTAATTGTTTTGCCTGTGGCACCTTGACAAGTAACAACAACCGCATCTTCAGTATCACCTGCTAAAGCATCAACGGTCCAGTCAGTGTCATCACGAGCAACAGAAACTTCATAAACATCACCAACGTCTGCAGTTGTGCCTGAAAAATTATCTGCTACACCTTTTAACTGCCACCCTGCTGATTCACCTGTAGTATCTGTTCTTCTAGCTACAACATCTACAGTATAAAAGATTGTTGTGTCAGTGCTAACACCAACTCTTGAATTTGTTGTTCCACCTACAAATATTTCAGTTACTGAGTCGTCTGTAGTTGTTCCGTATAATACATATCTTTTATTAACAAAACCTGTGTCACCGTGTACAAACACAGAATCAGCATCATCTATATCTAAATCACCTGACACAGTGATATCACCAGATAAATCTATCGACGAACTATTAACCCACTGTGAGCCATTATATGTTAGTAAGTCATTTGTTGCTGTTGATGTAAGTGTAACATCTGCTAGAGCATCCACTGAACTTCTATCAATAGATGAATGCTGTTCAAATATTAATGTTGTTGTGCCAAGTGTTACTTCACCATCAGTTGTTAGTTTCCAAAACGTATCCGCATATGTTGAACCTTCATTGACTATACATGTCATTCCTGCCAGTACTTCATATGATTGATTAGCATCTCTACTACGTACCCAAGTTCCATTGGATCCTGAACCTACAGTTGTAACTCGATAGATGCCATTTTCTGTAGTATCTGTCTGTCCTGTAACAAGTATTCTATCTTCTAAGGTAAGGCTAACACCGTCAACCGTTGATGCGGCACTACCGGCTAGTGTTATGTTTGATGTTGATACTACTCGGACAGCACTCTTTGCTGACTGTCCGGATAGTTGATGTGCTTTGGGCCGAGTTAAGGGCATTACTTACTCCCTTAAATTATGCTACGTCACCAAATGAACTTGCTGATCTTTCTGTAAATCTAAAGCTACTGCCTGCTTTTGGAGTAACTGTTCCTGCGTCAACTGATAAGTTAAAATCTAATCTACCGCCTGTGTTAGGAACAACTGTTCCGTGATACACTGCAACATAGTCATCTGCTGTGTTTAGGTTAGTGCCTACTAATGTTTCTGCAGTAAGACTAAAGTGTTTAGTATCAGCTGTTATACCGCCATCGTGTGTTGATGTAGTTACTTGACAATTAAAGTGAGTAATGTCTGCCGAATTATCAGTAAATCCAAATGTAGGTACTCCTGTTGAACTATTAGTATATTTTAATATTGCAAAGAACTCATAATACTTGCCTGCTACCAAGTTTGGAGATACACCAAAAGCATTAGTTGGCGTAGATGAAATAGCACTTTCATCTGAAGTAAGAGTTTTAAATATTTCTCTAGTAGCTCTATCCTGAACACCCGTAGATCCATATGCTACTGCTGTTGTATTAACATTACCACTACCAATATTACCTGTTGCTGTAAGTGTAGTAACTCCTGTAACTGCACCTGCTGTGATTGTTGCTGTTCCGTCTGTTAAAGAACCACCTGTAACTGCACCACTTGCTGTAACTGTAGTAGCACTTGCTAAAGCACCACTCGACAGTGTAGCTGTTCCGTCTGTTAAAGAACCACCTTGTACTGCACCTGAAGCAGTTAATGAACTTAGTGTACCAACAGATGTTACGTTTGGTTGTGCCGCTGTTGATAATGTACCAGCTAGTGTTCCACCTGTAATTGCACCACTTGCTGTAAGTGCTACCACACCTGTAACCGTTCCTGAATCTGATATTAGTGCACCGTCTGTAATTTTACCAGCAGTAACAATATTTCCGCCTGTTACGTTGCCAGTTGCTACAACTGATGGAGTTGTAATGTTACCGGTATTAATAATTGTTGTTGTAGCACTGCCGCCTTGATCAAAATTGTTAGCAAAGAAAGTAATTGGACCATCTTGGGTTAATGCAACAACTGTATTACCGTTATTTAATACAGAACCTGATGTTGTTGAATTACCTGATAAAATAGCATTTGTTGAATCATCTGTTCTAAAAATTTCTAACTGGCTAGCAACTTCCCGTAGTATCAAACTACCAACGTGTAATACGTTACCATGAATTTCACCATAGGCCGCAGAGTCGCTACCAATGTTATATGTTACATTGCTTGAAGGTGTAACATTACCTGTAACTGTTGAATTAAGTGTTACGATACCATTCGCATCCATTGGGCCATTGACTAGAACTTTACCAGTACCTGCTGGGTCTAAATCAATATTGCCGTTTGTATTTGTTGATGCAATCGTGTTATCTGAAACTTGTATGTTTGTACCAACTGGTCCAGCCGCATATACTTCATCAAAGTTATCATTTAACTTATCAAAAGCCGTGCGTAACGGATCGCCGGTATTATCGTTGGCTGTAACGCCAATATTAACTGTTTGTTTTGCCATTGTCCAATGTCCTCTTTATATGTATATTATTTATCACGAATGAAAAGTTATTAGATCTTAAGGTCAAGAAAAAGCCCTGTTGCCAGGGCTTAGTCTATGTTTCTTTGGTTTGTAAGCTGGTTGTTATTTAATTACTACTTCAATAACACCTTCTCCACCTTCCCAATTTTCAAGTGCTTTACCAATTACTGCACCGTATGTTGGGTTAGCTTCTGCTCTAGCCATACCATTACCTGCTGATACCATCATGTCGCCTTTAGCAACAGGACCAGTAACTTTACATGGTACACGACCTTGTAATGCTACCATAGCTGTATGTTCTGCTTCTAAACCATCATTCATTCTGTAAGCTGGTGCTGTTGAAACAACGCCTGCTACTTTAGTTGAATGATCGTCTGCACATTCAGCAACTTCCTTGTCACCACCAAACATTACAACTGTACCTGGAGCATAATCAGCGTCAGCTTCATATTTCTCTGCCAAGTCAGCGTATTGTGCTGATGTAGCTTCACCATAGATTGTTGACCAACCTTTTGATGCACTACCTAAGTCGTAAGTTGCGTCAACTGTAGGAATAACACTACCTTTAGCATCAATTGATGTTGCACCAGTTTCTAACACAATACTTGCATCAGCGTTAGATAAACCAGTAACAGTAGTTGTAGTAGTAATTTTACGTACTTCAATCTTGTCACTTGCTTCTGGAGCTTCTGTAAATGTCAATGTAGTACTTGACACTGCGTAAGCAGTAGTTGGTAATTGAACCACACCGTTAATACTTACAATACATGAAGCAGTAGTTTGTGCTTCTGATAATGTAAACGCTACAGTTGTTCCGTCACCATCGAATGTTTGTGAAGCAATAACAGTAAACGCTGGAACACCCAAGCCTTTAAACTGTGATTCAGAAACATCATAAGCTTCGTACTGATCAGTTGTTGAGTTATAACGAATCATACCTGCAACACCTGTTGGACGTTGAGCTGTTGTACCTACCGGTACCATCATTGAGTCAGTTGCACTAATTTTAAATGTTGCACCTGTTGTTGATGTAGCAGTACCAACCATAACTTGATCAAGACCAGCGTCAACCACTAACATATTTGCGTTGTTAGCAGATTCAACACGTAAGTCCATGTCGCCGCCAGCATCGTTAAGTGTTAGAGCCGCACCACTTGTAGTAATATCATCACCGTTAATAGTAATGTTATCAACTGTAGCTGTAGTTACGCCTGTTAAAGCACCGCCTGTTAATGTAGCTGTACCATCAGTTAGTGTACCAACTGTGTTAGTACCTGTTGATGTAACGTTAACTGCTGATAGTGTGTCAGTACTTGCGTTATATGCAAATGCCGCTTCGTCTACTAAAGCACCGTCAGTGCCTGCGTATACAACTCTACCTGCTGTTAAGTCTGATACTGTAGCTGATGCTAGTGTAGCTTCACCTGATGTAGCAAGTGTTGTAACACCTGTAACTGCACCTGATGTAACACTGAATGCACCATCTGTTAATGTACCACCAGTAATTGTACCTGAACCAGTAATGTTAGTAGCACCTGTTAGTGCTGATGTCATTGCAAGTGTAGTAACACCTGAAACAGCACCTGATGAAATTGTTGCTGTACCGTCAGTTATAGAACCAACTGTAGCCGCGCCAGTAACATCTAATTTACCTGTTGTAGCAATATTACCTGTTGTATCTGCAACAGTAAATGCACCGTCAACATCAATACCACCGTCTAAACTTGCTAGACCACTTGCTGTAATTGCCGCTACTGTTGTAGCACCTGTTACACCAAGAGTAGTACCAACTGTTGCCGCACCTGTAACTGTTAGTGCATCGCCAATTGTTACGTCATCTGGTAATGCAACTGTAACTGTGTTGTCTGAAACTGTAACTGTTGTTTCGTTTGCAGTATCAGCAAATGTTAATGTATCAGTACCAATTGTAACTGTATCTGATGTAACACCGTCTGTAATTGTAAACGTACTTGCGTTACTAACTGCTGTATCAACATATGTTTTTGTTGTTGCGTCTGTAGTTGCAGTTGGAGCCGCTACGTTTGTTACTCTATTAGCACCCATATCAACAGTACTTGAACCGTCAATTGTTAGATCGCCTAATGTTGTAGCACCGTCTGCATTCAACGCACCAGCTGTTGTAAATGAACCAGCTGTAACTGCACCTGAAGCACCAATTGTTGTAACTGAAGCAATAGCACCAGATGTAATTGTTGCTGTACCGTCAGTTAATGTAGAACCTGTTACTGTACCTGTAGCAGTCACGTAACCTGGAGTAGTAATGTTTTTAGCATCTAAGTCTGTACCGTCAAACGATAAGTCAGTTGCATTATCAGTAACTTCACCACTGTTAGAGAATAAAATAGCAGTATCTGCCATGTCATCAATAACTAGTTCGTTGCCTGTTGGTAGTGTAACTTTACCTGTACCTGCCGCTGAAAGATCTAAATCTCCAGAAGTAGCAGTAATTAAGTTTGCGTCAATGTCAATATTGTCAACACGTACTTTACCTACGTTAGCTGTACCTAATGCACCGGTAACTGCTTCTGTTGTAATAGTTGCGTCTGGTATGAATCTAAATTCATCTGTTGGATCATCCCAACCCATGTAAGCAACTCTTTCTTCAGTGTTGTAGTAGTACATTGAAATACCACGGTCTTTACCATCGTTTGATGTAAGTGCCGCATTGTCTGCTCCTCTACCTAATTGTAGAATTGGATCAACAAGTTGTGTTGTAGTCGAGTTAACTGTTGTTGTAGTACCTTGAACAACCAAGTCACCTGTAACTGTTAAATCGTTTCCAATAACAACGTCATCCGGTAAACCAATTGTTAATGTATCTGTTGCTGAAACTGCAACATTAACTTCATTGGCTGTACCAGCAAATGTTACTGTATCGCCTTGAGCGACTGTTTGTGTAGTTGAACCATCTGTTATTGTAAAACCAGATGATAGTAAACCATCAACATAACCTTTAGTTGTTGCATCACCTGATGCTGTTGGAGTAGCAACATTAGTAACTCTGTTAGCACCCATATCAATAGTACTTGTACCATCAATTGTTAGGTCGCCTAAAGTAGTTGCGCCGTCAGCGTTAAGTGTACCAGCTGTAGTAAGTGAACCAGCTGTAACTGCACCTGTTGTTGTAACTGTTGCACCATTAATTGCACCCGAAGCTGTAACTGTTGCCGCTCCAACATGTGCTGATGTAAGTATGTTACCACCAGTAATGTTACCTGTTGCTGTGATAGTTGAACTTGCCGCAATAGTTGTTGCACCTGTGATTGCACCTGAAGTAACGCTAAATGCACCATCAGTTAGTGTACCACCTGTTACTGTACCTGAAGCAGTTGCATTTGTAACGCCTGTTAATGCACCTGAGTTCATTGAAGCTGTACCATCAGTTAGTGTACCACCAGTAATTTGACCTGAAGCACCAATCGTTGTAACTGAAGCAATAGCACCAGATGTAATAGTTGCTGTACCATCTGTTAGTGTACCTGCTGTTATTGTACCTGACACAGTTGGGCTATCTACTAGACCTACTGTTAATGAGTCTGTACCAACAATCATTGTTGTTTCGTTAGCAACACCAGCGAATGTTAAAGTATCGCCTTGTGATATTGTTGAAGTGTTTGGTGTATCTTCTGAATCACTAACTGTGAAACCTGAAGATAGTAAACCGTCAACATATGATTTTGTTGCCGCATCACCTGTTGCAGTTGGAGTAGCTAAGTTTGTAACTCTGTTAGCACCCATATCAACTGTGCTTGATCCATCAATTGTCAAGTCACCTAGTGTTGTAGCACCATCTGCATTTAAAGCACCAGCTGTTGTAAGTGAACCAGCTGTAACTGCACCACTTGCTGTAAGTGTTGTAGCACCTGATAATGCTCCACTTGTTAGTGTAGCTGTGCCATCTGTTAATGAACCACCTGTAACTGCTCCACTGAATGTTGCCGCGACACCTGAAGTGATAGTACCAGCATCATATGTAGCCGCACCGTCATTAAATGCACCTGCTGTAACTGTGCCACTAAATGCACCTGTTGTAGCACCTGAAAGTGCACCACTTGTTAGTGTAGCTGTACCGTCTGTTAGTGTACCTACGGTAGCTGTACCTGAAGCGTCAACGTTTACTGCTTCAACGTCACCTGCTGTTAGTAAGTTAGCACCTGTAATATTACCTGTTACTGTTGCTGTTCCGCCAATTGTTGCATTGTCGTCAGCTTCAATTCCGCCAACGTGCATGTTTGCATAGTCAGTAATTGCAACAGTTGTTGAAGATTCTGCTGATGATGTAAGCGCCGCTACGAACTCGTCATCTGACTCATCATAACCAATAAACACGTTAGTGTCATCGCCACGTTCACCTAAAACACCCAAGTCAACTGCACCTGAGCCTGTTTGATTAGAACCCAATAATAAAATTGGATCGTCAATTGTTGTATTCACCGTATCAACAGTTGTTGTTGTACCATTAACTATTAAGTTACCGGATACTGTTAAATCAGAACCATAAGTTAAGCTATTAGCTAACTTACCGCCTTCAATCGTCGTATTGGCAATTTTAACGTTAGTAACAACACCATCTGCAATTTGGTTTGTGTGTATTCTTGTTACGGCCATTTTTAAATTTCCTATAAAATGTATGTTAAGAGCTTTTGACTCTTATAACGAAATCTTCGTTTTCAGAAGATAGCGTCTTCTACTTCGAAGTAAAAGATTGAGTGAATACTCTTTCTTTGCATATATTTACCGCAAATGAGTAAATTTGTTATCTTGGTACTTTGTCTAGGAATTTTTAAAGAATCAACGTGCATGGCACTTACAATGCAGATTAGTGCTATAATATATGTATATTATAACTTATTAATAGCCGCCAGTTAGTGCAACTCTTTTCCAGGTGTTTGTAGCAGTACAAATATAAATGTAATCTGAATCCCAAGCAATTTGTCCTGTTGTACCTGTGGCGTCTGCGGCTTTGGTTGCCTGTGGTTGTTTAATAATGCCTGTTAGATTTACTTCTGTTGCTACAATATCAACAGTTGCATCACTGTTTGTTTCAATATAAGCAGTACCTGCACTGTTAGTTAATGCCGATACTGATCGTGATTGTGCTACCTGTCTAACTTCAATTTTATCATTAGATCCTGGTGCTTCTGTAAAAGTAAGTGTTGTTCCTGATACTGAATAAGCTGTTGTAGGTAATTGTATCACACCGTTAATACTTACAAAAACTGTTTCGGTTGTTGCGGAGTTTGAGAGAGTAAATGCAGTTGTTGTACTATCTCCGTCAAACTTTTCACTAGTGATTGCTGACGAGTTATCATTGGCACCTTCCCAATTTGCACCGTCATAAAATTCTAAATCGCCAGTGGATGAGTTAAGGCGTAGTTGTCCAGTAGTAGGTGAACCGGGTCTTTCGCCCGTTGTTCCTACTGGTATTATAAATCCATCTGTTCCAGCTATTACAAGTGTTCCTGTTTCAGCATCTAATGTTATATCATCTCCTGGTGTTGTAGATGTTACTGTGGTATCTGAAACAGTTAAATTACCTATAGTGGTGTCTTCACCAGCAACTGCTCCAACACCAAATGTACCAGTATACCTAGCACCTGATATGTAAACTGACTTACCTGTAAAGCTAATACCATCAGGTAAGTTATCACCAATAAAATGTAAGACACCTGATTGGTAATCAAAGAACCATTCGTCATCATTGCCCGAGCCTGTAGCAAACACTTGATCTCCACCTGTTGCACCTGTGGCATCACCTGAAGTATGTATGTACACTTTTGCTTGATATGTGGATCCTAGCTCTGGTGGTATCCAATCTGTTAGTCCTGTTTTCCAAGATCTATTCGCTGTAGCTGTACCGTCAAGTGTTGTTTCGTCTGGTGCTGATGTAGGATATACTGTGACTACTCCTGATGACGAGCTTGGCATAACTGATGGAATATCACCTGCTTGTTGCCATACTTTATCGCCACGTAGTATAAGTGGTGATGCTATAGCTTCGTTAGGAGCTTTTTTGCTAGCGTTAGTATCAGTTTTAGTAGCACCGTAACCTAGCTTCTTCCAAAGGTAATCAATTTTCTGGGTATCTTGAATTGCCATTAGCTAGCTACCCCCACTGATAATGCTGTTACACTTTGCCCTGATGTTAGTGCTATACGGACTAGTACAACATTGCCTGTAGCATTTGTTCCGTTCTCACTACCTAGTGTCATTGTATAACCACCTGATAAACTTGTTCCTGTTGCTATTCTATCGCCTGAAGTAAACGCACAGCCATCTGAGCCGTTACCTCCAGCACCTGTGTTTGATCCTGGTACACCTGAGCCGCCATATGTAGTATCTGCACGTACCCAGCCATTTAATCCTGAAGCTGAATCAATTCCAGTTCCTGGAGCCGCTATCCAAACACCTGCTACCCCTGATGATGTAATGTTTAAATCAAAGTTAGCCATTGTTGTTCTTCTGAATGCAAACGTAAAGTATTGTGTTCCTGTGTCTCCACTTCTGTCTGGACCTACTGGTAAGTATCCTGTTGAGTAATCAACAACATTATGTGCTAAAACACCTAAACGTATAGTTGCTTCTTTTGTTCCTTCAACGCCTGGATCACTTGCTTCAGTATATGGCGAGCTTGTGTAAAAGTTTGTTGACCCTGTGTAACTTGGTGTGTCTGTAGTATCTCCACTAAAGTCAAATATTCTTAAGCCGTCATCATCAAAGCCAGCACCTAAACTATCACTCACTGGTATTAGTATTTCTGATATGCCTGACTGTGCTGATTTATGTACGTTAATGTTTGTTGTGTTAGTTATATAGCCGCCTACACCATTACAGTTTCTAGCACGAACTCGAACTCTGTCTACTGTTCTCACTGAACTCGAAGTAATTGGAACTGTTAGAGAACCTAATGTGTACGCACTTGCTACACCAACATCTACATTTGGAATACTACCTGTTAACATCGTTGGCGAACCATCTATGTCTGCATAGGTGTAATCAGTATTTACAGTACCTGATGATGATGTTGATTCTTGGTTAGCGCCGGTGTCAACTTCTACAGGATTTGAAACATCTGAATATGCTTGTCCTGTTAGATTATTAACTTGGACACCTGTTAATACTACTGTTGGGCTACCTGAATTGTAATAAGGAATGCCCGAAACATATCGTTTAGTTCCACCAGTACCTTCTGCTAGTGTACCTGCTCCACTTCCAATTGTTGGAGTTGAAGTAACATCATCATAGACTATGTTAACATAGTTTGTGTTACCTGTAGTTGAATGTTCTAGTCTTTCGTCATTGGCACCTACTGTATAACTTGACAATGCCTGTGTAATTTTAGCGTCGAACGTTTGATAAAAACCTGTTGGATATGTTGATCCTGATATGCTGTCGTTAGCATCAAGTTGTCCTGATACTACCAAACTTGTGAACGTTCCGTTTTCGCCTGTTGCAGTTGTAAATGTTTTATTACCTTTATCAACGCCATTTACTTTAGCTGTTAACGTGCCTGTAAGCCCGTTGTACGCATTATTAACTACATTAGTGTCAATAGTACCTGATGTATATCTTCTTACTGTAGATGACGTTAAACTGTCACCTGCTGATAATTCGTTAGCATCCGAATTATCTGTAAAGCCTGCTGTCAGTTTAGGACTAGTACCTTGATAACTATCTGCTAGGCTTAAACTAAATCCTGATAAGCTAGTAGGAGCACTTGGTACTGCATTTAATTGGAATGTTATTCCTGTGTCAACATCTGTTTGTGCTGTAATGTCTGGTGTACCTACGGCCGTAAATGTTAGGTTATAATTACCTATTGATTCTCCAGTAAAGTCATGATCTAATGTAGCACCTATTGATCCTGCTGAACTTCCATCTTCAGTTACTGAATCGTTTGAACTAGTATCTGCCCAATCATATGTATAGCTATCTGCATTCTGTGAGGTATTTGTTACTCTCACTAATGCACGGTTAACACTATTATAATCTACTCCATCATACAAGTCATAGATGTTGTCACCACTTCTGTCTGATGTTGTAACTGCTGTTCCTGATATGTTTGCTCTAACATCTGGTTCAACGTGAACTGTAAAGTCTGAACTTACAAAAGGTGAACTTGTGTGATTTGAGATAACTCTAATATTACCTGTATAATCTCTTGCTGTTCCATTTGCCTGATCACTTGAACTTAATGCAAATGTGTGATTAATTGTTCCGCCTGTATCTCCGTTGCTACTTGAACCTACATTTATAGTTGTTGATGCTGTTCCGTCGCCCCATTGGTATTGGTATTGTGTGCCATATGTTGCATAACTACCAATTGTGTTTTCTGTATTATTTGTTAGTGTAACAACGTGTCCGGAAGTTCCTTCTTCGTTGACTCCTGAGTTATCATCTAACGTCACAGTTGGTGTATGTGTGTCATATATTTCTACTGCGTCTGTGCTATTAGTTGGTATCGCACTTGGCAATGCTGTTGAGTGACTGTCTAGTGTAACTGTAACTGTTCTTTGTTGTTCTTGTTCTGTTGATTCAGTAAATGTGTGTGCTATTCTACTACCTTGTGATCCACCGTTTGTAGTATCGTCTGTAATTACATCATCGCTTTCGCTGTCGCCCCAATCAATCGTATATTGTACAGTTGCTCCGCCGATGTTTGTTGTATTATTATCTAGATAAACTGTGGCCCCATCATCCCAATAGTTTATTGGTGATCCGCCACTCGAAGCGGCATATATCGCAAAACTTACTACAGGGTCAGATGTAAATATATTAATATAGTTTTCTCTAGTCTTACTTGCTGTTGATCCTGAACCTGACCCTAAATTATTAAATGCTGTTACTGTAACATCAAACGGTGATCCTGAGTTTGTTGCATATGTATGTGTTGGTGTTGAATCTGTGGTAGCTGTTGTTGTATCACCGTCGCCCCAAACAATAGTGTATCTGTTAGCATTTCCTGTTGCTGTGATAGTTAGTGTTACTGTTGTGCCAGCACCACCACTTGTTACATCTGCTGAAAAATCTACTTCTTTAACAAATGTATTATTTCTTACATTTTCAACTACTTCATTTAAATCATCTATAGCATCAGTGACTTTTGTTGATGTTGTCCAATTAATATATGCACCGTCTGTTGTTAACGATCCATCGGCGGCAGTACCTAAGTTTATTGCATTACCAATCTGCGACGCTCCGCCTACTTGGGTGTCAACATATATCTTTGTAGCCACGTCTTGGTCTTGAACTGGGTCAACACAATTATTAATAATATTTGTA